ACCTGCGCCAGCCATGAGCCGATGAAGCCAGTAGCGCCGGTGATCAGCACGCGCTCTCCCGTGAACAGCCACGCGTTGCCGTGCTCTCGCACAAAGTCAATGTCACACTTTGGATAAGAATTCATATATCCTTTCGCTCGCATAGTCTAATTGGTCGAAGTTCAGCCCGTGCCAGCTCCCAATCCAGAATCCGCTCGAAAACACCCTGTCCGCGTTTGGCAGCGGGTCAGCGTCGTAATCCACGCCCTTGTACGCCGGTTGGCGCGTGATGTTCCCGCCAAACATCAGCCGTGTCGCCACGCCGCTGTCTTCCAGATGGCGCGTGATCTCACGCCTGGTGAAGCCCGCGTCATCCCGAATCGTCAATGGAAATCCAAACCACGCTGTATCAGGTTTGTAGGATACTGGCAGGTAGAACCAATCCTCTGTATCTCTCAAGTTGTTGTAAAGGTGCGCGAAGTTCTGACGGCGCTTGTCCAGGAACGCGGGTAGTTTCTTCAACTGCTCAAGTCCCACCGCCGCTTGCAAGTCGGTTGCCTTCAGGTTGTAGCCGATGTGCGAGTAGATGTACTTGTGGTCGTACTGCACACCGTCGATCGTGTAATCGAAACGCCGTCCGCAGGTGTCATCGTGCCCTGGTTCGCACCAGCAGTCGCGCCCCCAATCGCGCATACTGCGCAGGCGCATGAACTCGCTCGTGTCGTTGGTCAGCACCATCCCGCCCTCGCCCGTGCTCATGAAGTGCGCCGGGAAGAAACTGAATGTTGCCGTGCGCGTGTCCTGTCCGGGGAAGCAGCCGTCGCAGGAATCCACCACCTCGCCCGAGGTACAGAAATTCCCAAGCACGTGACAGCCAACATCGACTGTGTGTTTGGGAAGGTATGAGCCTATTTCAATGTCCACGAAGTAAGGCCGCGCCCCGCTCTGGATGATCGGGTTTATTGTGGTAGGGAATGAACACGCGCTCACACGCACGGGGAACTTCCACTCACGCGCCCCGATTGCCAGCAGGTTGGCGGATGAACCGCTGTTCACGAATATGCCGTGCTTGTAGCCGTGAAACTTGGCGAAGGCGCGCTCGAATTCGATGACCTTCTGCCCGCCAGCCCAATGGTTGGTGCGTGCCACGTCGATGAGGGCGTTCACTTCCTCATCGCCTGATACCTGCCCGCTTACCGGTACGTGCACGTCTAAGCCGTTACGCATTATTGAGTTTTACCGCCGCCATGACGGACTAATTCAGCCTTGAGCCTCATCTGCTTTACTTTGCTGTGGCTTTTTTTCTTGTCGCGAATAATAAAATCTTTTCTTTCGTATTTTTCTATTGGCTTAGCCATTTATCTCCTTGATTTTTATTTTCCAATAACCACTTATGTCTTTTCCCGGATACCACCCGATTGGCACATTATTTGGATAAGAGTATTCAGACCCCTCAAAATACCAATCCCAATCCATAACTGTTCCACTTTGTTTGATATATTCATGAGAAATTACTTTGTAGATTGTGTCCTTAAGTAAAACAACTTCTTGTTCTTCTATTGGGTTGTATCCAGAAGTTACTTGTGTTTGTTCATAAAGGCTTATCCCTGAATTTTGGTCTATCTCTAACAAAACAGACTGTTTATCTCCGTACCCGTAATTTGTTGCAAACTCAGACGCTGTTTTTTCAATTACAGTAGCTGATTGGTGATTGTTTAATTGAATTTCTCCGTTTTCTAACCATTGATTGATGTCTTCATA